CACAAGATGACGAATTTCTCTATCCAGTTCCAAGTTTTCATGTACCCTCCAAAATTATCCCTTCAGAACTTCCCCCTCTTGCGAAGGGGAAGGTACTCAAGAGACTACCTCCTCAATTAGAGGAGTTCATGGCTGAACAAAATCGCGGCTGCGCTAGGATTCAGCACAGCAGCAACCGCATTCAGTTTATAAGCGACACTGGAGAAGCTGTCGAACGGATTATCCGTGCTGTTGGGACCAGGATTCTTAACGAGCATCTTGATTCCACCATCCAGACGGGTAATACCGTATGCCTCTTGTCCGATGATCGCCGTAATGTTGACCGAGTGAGCCGCGACAGCGTAGCGAGGAGCGTTGGTAGAACCGATGAACCGGACCTGCTCAACACGACCTCTCTCACCCTTATACATGGACTGCTGGCCTTCCTTGGTGTACTGATTCCAAGTCTGCCAGTTAGTGTCCCTTCCCAAAGTATCAAGGAAGTTAGGGTGAGCCACGCCGACGAAGTAACCGTCAGCCCACGGAATAGCATCCAACCGAGACAGCCTGTTTCTGACCTTGCGGACAGAGTAGACAGACGCACGGGCAGACGCCGTAGGCGCGCTCTTGCCTACAGCCGAGAGACGAGCCGCGGACGTCCCGAAGACAGCCGGGAATCCAAACTGCGCCGCTGCTAGACCCGTGAAGGTACCAGTATTGGCACAGAACGCAGACGCCACCGCCGACATCATCGCCGACAGAATACCAGCTTTCGCGGAACCGTTCGTCCCGACGTTAGACAGGATATTCCTGAAGATAGCCAACTGACAGACGTTATCCACGGCGAGGGCCGCGGAAGTAGACAGAATGTCAACGGCATCTTTGACGACATCAGTGATAGTGACGATCGCGGCGAGATCGGTAATCTTAACGCCACGACCATACTGAGCGATGGACACATTGACCCGACGAGAGGACAATGCGGCCAGTGAGTTCGCCGCGCCTTCAGACAACGTAACTGAAGGAGCCGCTAGGTTGGTCCAGCCGTTAAACGTCATCTGAACGCCCGAGTTCTTCGGGAGATCGTGGAGTTTAGCGAACTGGTAGAACCTTTCCGTAGGCACCAAGCGACCGATCATTCTCTTTTCGAGATAGATCCTAACGAGGTTGTTAAGACTTGCGGCAGTACTCAATACGTCAGCCATTTATTTATAGGTACGAATCTTTTACCTCACCGATTTTTTGCCATCTCCTCAATAATCCGTTCTAAGTGATTTGCCTGTGACATTGGATCATTGGGCATCCTAGACTCTAGGTGTCGGCGTAGGTCCGCTTCCGAGGTGATTGAAGAACCGGATGGAATGGATGGAGCTTGACCCCCAGGCAATATGGGGGCGGCCCGTCTCTGAGGCGCGGTGGCCTGAGTACCATTACTAGGTGATATTGGACCGTTCATTCTGTAAGCAGAAGCGAACGGTGTCGGAGAAGCCCATAGCCATGGGTTTTCCTTGAGCGTTTGTTCGATCTTGTTGGCACCTTCCCGAGTATAAATACCAGGGTCCTTGGCCGCAATTTCCATCAACTCTAATTTCCGCCTAAGACCAAGAACTTCGGCCTTAGACTGTTGCTCGGCTTGAAGGACAGCCGCTCGCATTAGATTAACGACCGTAGTGCCAGGATCTCTCTGCAAGTCCTCGCTGACTCTCTGTTCGAGAGTCGGTTGGGCAAACTGAGGCTGGTACTGCGGCTGATATTGAGGTTGCGGCTGCTGGAACTGCTGTGCCTGTTGAGGAGGCGGTTGGGGTTGACCAAGACGGCTTGCCTCTCTCTCAAGATTGACGTAATGCTCTAGGTTGACTAATGACTTTTCTAGCTTTTCCGCGTCCAGATTACCTTCCGGCGTCTTGAACTTTTCCGGTACTTGGACATTTTCAGGTATGGCGACACCCTTGGGTTCTTCCTTTGGCGTCTCGACCCGTAGGGTCTGGACGTTTACAGGAGCCTGTGGCGTCGGGGTTTGATCGTTGATTCTGGCTTCTAAAGCCGAAAGTTCATCAACGGTTCCTTTTTCCATCTGTTGTGGTCCGAACTCACCCCTCTGTGTGCCAGAGATCATCCCTGGGTCTGGGGCTGTCAGTGTTACCGGGTCCATTCTTACCTCCTATCCTTCTACGGTTATCCTTTCGGGCCGTTACTAACGGGGGTCCCTGCGGATTGTCCCCGAAATCTGTCACCAAATCGGTCGAAGAAAGACTGAACCACGCTTAGCCTGTCGAGTTCAGAATCAGACGACTTTTCAGCGATAAACATAGCGTCTGTGATCGATCTTTCTTTTTCTACTTCCTTTAAATTTATTGCTTCTGTCCCCAACTCAACGATTAGGTTGATTTCGGCAAGTAGTTTACCTAGGACTTTTTTGGTGAACCTCAATTCGTTTACCTTTTCAGGTTTGGCATCGGTATCAAGTTCCGCCCAATCAGAAAAGGCTTTTTCCTGGGTTTCGAGGATAAGTTTATGGATTATTTTCCAGCCTTCACTAGTCATCATCTGTTTGATAGCGAGGCCTTCCTCTATCTGTTCATCTAGAGACTTATCGTTCATTTGGGGTTCGACTCCCTGCCTTTTGGGCTTGAATTTGAGGCTTGGTGCTTCGTTCACCTGCCTTTCCAGGGCCTTCAGGTGGTTGGTGCTGGCCTGACATGGCCTGTGCGGCCATACTTAGGTTCTGCATCATCTGGAACGGAATCACTTGACCGGTCTGCGGATCGCGGGGTGGGACGATGACCTTTTCAAGCTCAGGAAGTTCAATCGCCGTCCCTAGAATCATGGACATCTCAATATCATTAAAGAACGGAGCCCCTTTATACTGATCCCTAAAGGCTTGCCATTGACTAATACGAATTGGTTGGTTGATGGTAGAAAAGACGCCTTGAGGCTCGAAGTGATAGTCGTTCTCTATTTCTTCTGGCGTCCGCAGAGCGAATCTTTGGGCGCGTTCCGGGCCTAGAATCTGTTGGATGTCTTGTGGGTCGATATTTGAATAGATCGTCGCGTAGAACTTACGGATGGCGGAAGTGATAAAATCAGATTCGATGACCATGGCGTAATACTCAAATCTGTCCATGGTGGACTGTTTTAAAATCTGCATTCCACCTTTCGTTGAAGTGACGTCCTTGGCCCGCGTCTGTCCGCCGCCCGCGGCCACTACTTGCGCCCCGCTCAACGACTGAGAAAATCGTTCCTGATTCTGAGTCTCCATATAAGAAGACTGTGTAACGTCTGGCGTGTCGGCCCATTGAAAAGCCTTAGAGACGTCATCACTAGAGTTAGATTTAATCCGTATCATCCCACCTGGACGGCTGACAAGATCGGCCCTAGAGACTAGAGCCCTCTCTAAGATAACTCCCATGCGATTGAGAATGAGTTGTACGTTATCCCTTCTCTGGTTGGTGTCCTCGTTGATCGCGGCCTGTAGCTGTTCGATCATCTCCGTAGGTCCGATGTGGTAGATGTCGTTAGGGACCATCAAGTAGCCGGTAGAGATAAACGGACTCTCCGCGGAATAATCCTGATTCTCGTCAACCGCTAAGAGAGCTTCATTGGTAAAGACAGCCTTGCAAGGAACCAACTCCTCTGGGTTATCGACTAAGTTTAGTTCTTCCTCTCTCAGATAGACCCATTTCTTCGGTAGAAGCCCCCACCACTCATAACAGACATGCGGAACGCCAAACGGCGTCTTGGGCGTCCTTAGGGCGGATTTGTATAGGTCAGACCATTCCGACTGCTTGTCTTCCGGTGGCGCGACTTCCTCGCCTACGTCTTTTAATTTGTCGTAAGCCTCTGGGAAAAAGTAGCCCTCACGAATCCCGTCAATGACCTCTTGGAGTTTTAACGAATACCTCTGACAATGAGAATCACCCTGTAAGGTCTTTTGGTTGTTGGACAGGAACATATCCCATATCGAAACGTGGTAAGCGACAACTCCCTTATAGACGATGGTCGGCTGGGCCGGTGTCCGCTGGTAGCCAGACGGCTGCAAGGGTACGCCAGACTGTTGAATCTGTCCTATCTGTTCAAGCGATGGCGATTGGTACGTTGGAACTCTTTTTGACCTGTTAGCTTTCCTTACATCATGGAATATCTTCATAAAAGAAGTTCCGTAGATGCACAGGTCATCAAAGAAGTTGTTGCAGACAACCTCGAACTTGCTTCGCTCCATCTCACGCAAAATCAAAGTTTTAATATCTCTGGATTCGTCCATCGACCCTGACGGCCTTGGTGAAAGTGAATAGGGAAGTCCGGAGACAAGCGTTCTATAAAGTTGGCCCTTGATAATCTCTTTGTTCTGCATCGTGATCGGCACGAACATCGAGTTTTGCCAGCGTTCCTTTCTGCCTTTTGCGGCAGGGTCGTAGATGTTTCTGGCGTTTCTACGCCAACGATTCCACTTATCCTCGTAATTAGCCTTACGGTAAGACATGGACATTCTAAGCCAGGAACGTAGATATTGGTGAACTTCGTGACGGCGCGTCTCAACTTCTCTGGATAAATCCTTATTGTCGTTGACCTGCATACGCATGATGGCGTCAGTCAACGCCTGATCGTCGAAATTAGTTGGTTGCGGCTTTTGATCCGCCGTGTCCATTATTTCCATTCGATTAAGTCCGGCTTATCGGAGACTGGTTTAGACGGGTCGAAATTGGTACGCTCCATCTTTTCGACATACTCTATCGTAACGTCAGGTCTTTTGAAGGTACTAAAAGGGTCCTCCCACTCTTGGGGTCTCTTATGATTTTTTTCAAAGTCCCAGTTATCAAATGCCATTGGATGGAACGGGCAGGCTTCTGGGCCTTCTTCATAATATTCCTCCGCCACCAACTGCGCTATGATGCACATGCCGTCCTTGATTAGGTCGGCGGCCGAAAATCTGTATGGGTAATCCGAAGTGACGCCTTCAAGGATTCCATGTTTCGCGTAGCCTTCCAGAACAAATATGCCAATCTTCGACTTGACTGCTTCTTCTGGGAATTTCTCCAACATCTCCTCGATCTGAGTTTCCATCTCGTCAGCTTCCGCCTGAAGTTGAGCGATAAATCCCCAATTAGTAACCGGGGAACCGCTACCGGCTCTCTCAAAATTACCTCTAATGTCTTGATGGACTTCTTGGGTATTGGAGCCATGGCCTACGGACTTGGTCAGATTTCCGAGTTGGTCACTCATCGACAATCATGTACTTCGTGGTTTGCTTCTTTAAATAGGCTTGGAATGAAACTAGGTCCATAAACTCCATTCCATTGAAGATGAACTTCCCTGAGTCGCAGAGTATCGCCGACATAGGCTGTGCCTCTGGATCGGAACTTATCAAGTTAATGATGCGATTCATCCCAGGACCTCTGAATGTCTTGGAATAGCTCTACTTGTTTGATAAATACCAGTTTATGCATCGTCGATAATTCTTTGTATGGCAAGTGATTTTGGTCACACTTATCACAGAAAGTATAGCCGTCAGGACGTCTTTGCGGAGCGACCTCGAACGGATTTAAGTGTTTGCCGGGTAGGTGATAGCCTTCTAACGTCCGTTGTTCTAGTGTCTTGGAGTGTAAAAGTTCGGCCATGAAGTCCGTCTTGTGTTCTTTTACCATAGTCTCCTTTAAATTTCGGCCAATCTTGGATATAAAAAAAGACCACTCTTTCGAGTGGCCTCACAAGATGGCCTTCGGTTCTAGTCTTGGCTAGATTAAGGGGAGCAAGCCCTTACCGAAAATGAATGGGATATTTAGTTCGCCTCCCAAGGGGCGATAACTTACTCGACGGGTATTTTGCTCACGTTATAGAGTGAGCTAGCGTTGTCGAGAGACACTACCCCAGCGGGACCGCCAGGTCCGCACATGAGATTGATTTCGGGCTGGGCGTCTGAGTTCTTGATGAGCGGTGCGCCACCAGAATCGACTTTAGCCTTTAAAGGTTTTCCCGCGTCACTTGCCATTTCTGCCATGATTCCTCCATACTCAATTAACTTATATCACGATTTACGTTTCTTGTCAATTTTTATTTTTGCTTTCTTTATTTTAGGCTTAGGCTTGGATAATTCCGCCAATCTCATTTTCTCGAAATTAAGATCAAGTTCAAGAATTTGTTTTTTACTAGCTGGATATTCCAACCCAACTCTTTTTCCTGGGAGGAGTGAAATGCTGAAACTATCTAAAACATCATCTACCCTATCAATTTGCAAGCATCGCAATTCTAGATTCATAAGATAGAAGGCATGCAGCATCCTTCTAATGTGAATTTCGTCTAAGTGCGATGGCGATGATAAGTGGACCTCTGTCATTTTACCCCCAACTGGCTTGTTTAAGTTCATCCCACGGCTCATGCGAAGGAACGACTAAATCCGCCGCGCAAGCGTACCTGACCACGTCCATGAAGTTCTTCCAGTGGTCATCTTTAGGCTTCTGGGTGACAGGATCGAGCCCCCATCGTTCAAAAGCCCTAGCCACATTAACACATTTCTGATCTAAAACAAAATATGGGATATTGGAAGCCTTGTCTATTTTAAGATAGTTCACCACTGCCTGGACACCAGTTCGAATCTCAGGATGCTTCTCGGGGACTTTATAAGAATCGTTGAAATAGTACTCTCGTTCAGCAAAGCGATCTCTAAGACTCCGTCCTTCAGTTGAATCTTGGACATGCCCGAATCTTTTGTCGAGTATTCGATGAACCTTACTTTTCGTGAAGCCGATTTCATTTTCAATCCTCCCGAACATATCACAGTAGTCCTTGTCATTCATATTGGGCTCTTTTAGATTCTCGAAGTAGTTGCTGGTGCCCATAGAGCCGTCCGGCCACTCCCTTAGTATTTGCATACCGTTCCTTGGGTTGTTGACGATTTGCCCCCAGATGACGGCGTAGGGTTTGTTGTAGCCGCCGGGGTCGATGACTTGGAACTGGAAGCCAAGAGGATCTACCTTTAACGGAATCTTTGACATGAACTTTTCGCGTGAGAACTGCTTATAAATGAGGCCTGATAGGTGGATGAACTTGCCGTGGGCTCTAGCGGAGATCTCGTCAGGGTCCATCTCTGCCATCAACTCCATGATTCTCTTATGGGTGAGGTGTCCGTTGAGGCCGTGTTCTTTACAGGCTTCTTCGATATCACCATAGACAACGGCTACCTTGTCATCCGTAGCAGCTCTATCAACCAACTTGTCCTTAATCCACGCGCTGCCACCTAGCGGCGTCATCGGAAAGACCTCGAAGCCTCCTAGGCGAGTTCTAAAGACACAAGCCTTACGGATCTCCTCTGGCGGTGGTTCGTTGTATATGATGAGGCCTCTAGTCGCGCCCTCGAACTCCGCGGCTTCCTGCTCATAGGTCATAATATCGCCTATCCATCCGCTGTCCATCTCAAAGATCGAACCAAACGCCTTGCGGTTCTTTTCAACCTTATACCTGTCCTTAGGCCACAACAGCTTGATCGCCCGCTGAAGGCTGCCCAACTGGCCAGCTTCTTCCGGGGTACTGCAAATTCTAAAAGAATGGTCCATATTACTGCTCTTGTGAAGCATCTTCTCATGGAACCAATTAGGACTAAATTCCGGCCATAAAGTCCAACCCAACAAAGTAATCGTAGTGTAAGTCTTACCGATGCTGTTAGATGCCGGAAAGAGGATAATCGTCTTGC